CCCTCCTAAATGCGCCCTAACACCAAGCATCAAAATTGGCTCAACGTCTCTATCGCCTGAATTAGCATAACCAATGCAGAATGGTTTGCCGCTAAGATACCCAGGGCTGGCTTGATTGATCATTGTACCACCAGCTACAACTACGGCACCATTGACGTCAACTTCCATTAACAGGTGGCACATTCCTAGAGTTGAACCAACTAAATCTTGGCACCCAAGTATAAAGTATTGATCATCTAAAGTTCTTGCCCAATAGCTACCTACAGAACTCCAAACATAGTCATCTTCTGGATCCATCCCATTAGCGTGTGCAAGAGTATTAAAGTCACCCATGCTGATGGAGTCAGTAAGCGTGAGATTAGGCGAGCCAAAATCTATCTTCCATACCTCAGCAGCATCGATACCGCCATTGAAACTAACCACATACCAATTTCCATCTGCTCCTTTAATTACTCCATTGTGCCCATTAGCTTCATATAAAATGTCTTCTGTTTGAAGGCCAATGTAACCAGCTTCAAGTTCACTAACTACGCCAGAAGGTCCAACCTCCCAACTAAGTTGTGGAACGCGAGGTGAGCTGCCTAATTCGAGTTGCTTAAATCCTAACCAGATTGTGTGAGGCCACCTCATGGTGAAACCTTCATCATTTAATATTTCCGACCAACCAGAGACGCCTGAAGCACCGCCAATAGAATTATTACCTTGACCATCATAGTAGAATGAATCAGCAAAGTGCAATTTTGAATTCTGTTCAGTTTCATCTTGATTAAGTAGTACTGCAAAATTGAAACTTTCTGAGTTTGAAAGAGCAAGGATTGTATCCGCATCAAGTCTCTCAGTACCATTCCATCCGCCAAATAAAGAATACGGCTCTGGAGACATCCCTAAGTGATAAGTCAAATCCCACTTATATTCGAAGCCAGTTTGCTCGTTAGTTTCTGGTTCAGTCTTGCCACCAGAGCCACCAAACTTCCCGCCATCGCCAGCGCCTTCTTTGCTAGTCTCTTTCCGCTCTGCTGTGAAGTCATGGTTCCAAATCATTTGCGACGATACCCGGTTGGTCCCAAACAATACCGGGATCACTAGGCCGCGCAACGCAGTGTTGATCCTTGGCATTTCTTCTGCGCCAGGATCAAGTATTTCATTCTTCTCTTGCTCTTTAGGACCAAATAGCCAAGCACCTACCAACCAGCCTACTGCTAGACCAATCTTGAGTATTCCGCCACCGCCACCAAGGCCTGTTGCTATAGGTGCTAGAAACATTTACTTGTATCCAATGTGAATTTCTTATTAGGTCTTTGCTTCCCGCCCATCCCAGAGTTGAATGTGCGCATGTGGTTTACTGTAACGCTTCCTGTGCCAGTCTTTCCGTAAGCATGTATAAATTGGTTCTGCCCAATATAAATCACTCCGTGCCCAAATGATCTGCCCATCTTGAATACTACAATATCAGCGGGCAATAAATTCTTAGTTGGCATTATGTATGGTTTCAGAAAGTTCAAATATATCTCGTTGTCATCTTTATGTAGTGCCCAATCTTCTGGATAGTTAGTTGGAAATGACTCGCCGGGAATACCCAATACTGTTTTGTAGACCTGATAGATAAGACCACCACAATCAACCCCGATCTGTTTGATCCTACCCTTATGGTGAAAAGGAGTGCCTCTCCAAGTGAGAGCTTCGTCAACAATTTTCTCTCGCCAATCAGAATGCATTTTCTTGCCTTGGTATCCATGGGAAGCCTAGGAAATTGGAAGTGTTATTATACTTGCTTTGGCAATCTGCAACCAATCGTTTACGGCAACCTGCAAACACCTCAATTAAGTCTCCACTATCTGTGAAGAATGGAAGCTGGTGAGATAGATTAAATAAATCGCCAGTGTGCGCTCTAACAGTTCTTATCTGACCAGAGTTCTGACCAGTTGTGAATGTAACCCTTCCACGATCAAAATGACCATTGAGATAGCCACTCCCTATAAAATCACCGCTCCCAGCAAGAACCTGAATTCTGGAACCAGATACTGCCTGAAGAGAAGTTGTAATTGTAATTGCTGATGTATCAAAAGCACACCCTGTTCCGCCAAACCTCCAAGTGCAAGCATCCATATAAGTATAGTATGGCCACTGAATGTTTACGCCACCAAAGATGTTCCTTGCCTGTCCAGATATGTTAGAGCGGTTGTAGGAGTAATCACCAATCTGCCCTTTGTATATGTTCATAGCATCAAGATCAGGAGTGCTAACAAGCACCCTTTTTATCTCAATTGTTGCCCCCTCCAATCCAGATGACTGAAGAATTTCATCAAATACGCCTCCACTATTAGACATGAAGAATTCAATAGTAGCTATGCCCAAATCAACTCCGTCTTCAATGCCCTTAAAAGTCTGGCCAGGAAATGGATTATAAATATCACCACTGGAAACAATTTCCTGATTGCTAGTTGTCCACCGCCAGTCCTGCACTCTAGTTGACAGAGTTATGAGCTCTGTCACATCAATTGTATCTTGCTGTAGCGCAGCAAAAAAGGCGCTTGATATATCTCTCATCGGTCTGGCAACAATTCCTGTATAATAAGAGAAGTTGAAAACTGATTCCAGATTGGGCTATTCTCTGCCATTTGGGCGTCAAAGGCCACCTTCCTAAAGAATTCAAAACTAGCGGTCCACACGGACGATACCGGGACAAGGACAGTAACATATCCATTATCGCCAGACATCACAAAGTGGCTATCAGGGAGCAGCTGAGAGGATGCAGGGTCTGCCATATACAAAGCGGCTGAATCAGCAATCATGCGATAGCTATTCACTTCTTGGAAGAAGAAGCCATCGCCGCTATCCATATTGGTGCTAGTTGCTTGAACAACAGCCTCAGCAGTATAATCATATGGGTCTTTTAGCAGAAAGGGAGTTATCATCCCTTTTTGGGTATTCCAGAATAGATGCAAAGAGGATTGCTTTAATTCTGAATAGTTTTTGGCAGCTACGCTATACCTGTAAAGAGGACGCACCCAAGGAGTTGAACCTTGGCGCAAGCCACTATCGTACTTGTGGACCTCTCCAGACCACATTGGTTCTCTTACCAAATCTGCCCAAATAGGACTTGTTGGGAAAATGTTTAATGTTGTCACAGCTATGCCCTATTCAATTTTGCTCTACCAGACAAAGCATCCGTTAATGCTTGCCCTTCTCTCATGAACAGTTCTCGTACACTTCTGGAGTCAATTGCAGAAATGCTGATATTAAATGTGTCACCTCCACCAGCGAATTGCCCCGGTTTGCCAACCGTTACTTCTTCACCCGGTGATGCTCGTAAGCTTACATTCTGACTATCTGTACCACCATGACCACCAACTAAGAACCTTCCACCTTCAGCAAACCCTCCAAAGAAGTTAGACAGGAAGCCACCACCACCGCCACCAAAGGCGCTCGCAGCGCCACCTAAAGCACCGCCACCACTTCCTAGACCACCACCACCAAACGCTTGCATTATAATTAGCTTGGCAATATAGTCCGCAGCTGCTTTCGTTATTGATTTGTAAAGTCCAAGCAGAACATCCTTCATAGATTTGGTGCCATCAACCAATCCGACAATTGCATCAGACAGGCTGCTTTCCATAGCACTAGTAATGGTCTGCATCATTTCACCGAACGCGCTAGCATTTGCCCCTGCCTTGCTAACAAATTCTTGCCCAACAACTCCTAACTTAGTTTGGATGGCCTCTAGTCTTTGAATTGTAGCATCAGCTGAATCTGCTGAAATTAGGCCATCGGCTTGGGCTCGGCGCACCTTAAGGATTTTCTTGGCAATACTCTCAAATAGAGCATCAACTTTTTGCTGTGCTCGAATAGTCGCCTCTTGAACCTTATTGAAGGAGTTTCCAGCTTCCATCTGCGCAACTTGTGCTTCGAATGCAGATGCTGCTGATGAAAAGTCTAGCTCCATGGATTGGCGCTTGAGACCAATGCCCCTTTGGATTGTGGAGATACCTTTTTCTTTAGCTTCATTAACTCGCTGTTCAAGCGCGTCTAATTCAGCAAGCTGCGCGTTCTGATCCTCCCCGGCAAGTGTATTCTTTAAGATAGCCTCCCGCTGCTTATTGATCTGGACTATCAACCCAGCCATGCGCGCTTCGTGCCTCTCTGTAGCTCTAGTGGCTTTATCAGTTCCCTTGGTGAATATATCTAATGTCTCACCAGTCTTCAAAGCAAAGTTGTCAAAATTAGCAGTTGCCTTCTTAGTGAAGTTTTCAATGACCACATCGCCAAGCTCTTGGTATTGGACTTTAAGCTTGCTTAGGAAATCAATCTCTTTTTGGAGACCAGCTGCTTTGGATACATCTTCACCAGAAAGACCTTTCAGCTTAGTGCTAAGCTCTCCAATTACTTTGGTAAGACCTCCAATCCGCTTCTCATTTTCCAAAGCCTGCTTTTGAATTTGTGATCCTGCGGATCCAGCCTTAATTTCCAACTTCTCATATGCCTTGACTAGCTTATCAACTTCCTTCCTTTGAATATCTGATAAGCCACCAACGTCTTCAATAGCACCTAACTTGGCAGCTAGTTCTTTCCGTTTGGTTACAAAATCAGCTGCTTTCTTCTCAACCCTATTGAAGAAGTCCTCAACTGATTTGACTCCTTTAGCTTTTTCCGCATCATCACCTAGCAAAGTTCCAAAGACGCTCTTGATAGGGGCAGAGCCTTTTAGATAAGCAGCTGATGCTTCCTTACCAGCTTTCAAAGCAATCGCATTCATCTTGATTGGGTTAAACAGCGCTGTTGGATCATCAGTGGCTTGGCCAACTAAAGACTTAAATTGAGCAACCCAACTCGCAACTCCTGCTCCCAGAGTATCTAGCTGACCCAAGAATGTTCCAATTGCAGCGCCAATCACTAAGCCCTTCAGCCCAAATATGATAAGGCCAAACAATCCAAGTGATACAACTTCTGATGGAAGCGATTGAATGGTGCTATTAAGTATGCTTCCTACTTGCCCCAATTGCTCGCTGAATACTCCAAGCAAAGCACCTGGTGCAATACCTTTCCTACCAAACAAGATGAATCCAAATAAGCCAGCAGCGACTATTTCAGCAGGCATTGATGAGATAGCAGTTCCAACAGCACCTGCCAATGCACCTACTACGCTCACAACAGCTTGGAGAGCAGGAGCAGCTTCAGCAGCCCATAGAGCAATCTGCCTTATAGAGTTCCAGAACTGATTGATCATTTCAGTGACGAAACCAGAACTGCCAAGTTGCCTGATTTCCTCATTAAATATCTGGATAGAAGCAGTAAACTTATCCATCACCCCGCTTCTATTCAGCACTGTGTCTGCAAGTCTATTGAACTCAGTCTGGGATTGTTGAAGAGCGCCAATGAACGTTGTCTTCATAAGTTCCCCGGCCCCGCCAAACTTTTCGCGGAACACAGTGAGCATAGCAGTTATGCCCTTTTCAAAACCAACCTGCCCTCTGCTAACTTGGAAGATCAATTCTGAAACTGAAATCTTCATCCCCTCAGCCATAGCTCTCATAGCCAAAGGAATTGCTTCACCAAGTTGCTGTCTCAATTCTTCCATCGAGACAACGCCTTTACCAGCCATCTGCTGAATGGCAATAAAGGCTCGCTTGGCTAATTCATCACTAGCACCAAAGGCTGCTAGAGCATCTGATATATCTTTAAGTGGCCCATTACCTTGAGCATCAGATATTGGATCCAGACCAGCAGCCTTAAACTTGACGAAGCCATCAGCAAGCACTTTGAGCGATACCGGGACTTTGTCAGCAAGCGCAAGCAATGAATCCATCACTGCCGGGACGCCTTCTAAGTCTCTGGTGAAAGCAACAATCTGAAGCTGAGTTCTTTGAAGCTCTGCGGCCATCTTAACGAATGTACCAATCAGAGCTAGACCTGAACCGCCAGCAAGAAGAACCCAAATTCTATCCAATCGGCGGAATGAGAGATTCATCCGATTGATATTGCCTATTGGTCTACCAAGCGAACGGTCAAGCCTACCGAATGAACTGATCGCAGAATCAATTTGCGTTCTGACTCGTATGGTAATTGGTACTGTTGGAGCCATTATTTTTGCCGATCCATATTTTCTTTTCTGATCGTATTCATGGTAAGCTGTACAACTTCCATAGACCTTAAGAAGAATGAGTCCATTTCGGCTAGTGGAGTATCGTCAGGAGTATTTGCCATAATCCAACCAGAGTCAGTTGGGTTATAGCACTTAAAGAACCAAGCTATATAGTATCCACACCCATGATGAAACTCTGTACGCAACTTTGCTACCTGACCAATGGTGTGGGCAAGCTGGGAGAGGCGAGTTGCGTTACGGAGTTTTTTTCATCTTCCTCACTAGGCATGGAGACAACGGCAAGCTGTGCTAGCACTTCTGCTGATAGCTCCATATAGAATGGAAACTTGACAATGTCTTCGGCTGTTACCGGGCTGTCATCGGAATCAAACAGATTGTGCACTTTAGTGTACTTGGATATAAAGTCACCAGTGCGCTCGACTAGCACTTTCATAGACCCAATGTTGCCAACATCAAGTGCAATCTTACCATCTTTCATGGCACCTGATTGGGTCATTTCCTGGAATGCATCCATCATGATAAGAATATCATTTGTGTCCATAGGGGACAGATCAAACGTGATCTGATTTCCTAAATCAAGCAGATGGTTGTCATTCCATTCGGGCGTGTATCTAATAGTTTTGCTAAATTTAACTTTCATGATTCACCTTTATTAGTAAGCAGATGTTACGTTCGTCAAGAACGCTTCAGCCATGTATGACGATTGCGCATCCCTTTCTGCTTTACCAGTAAAGGAAGTCTGCAACCTATTTGGTCCACCAATCGGAGTTGACCATGAGAGGAACTTGAATTGAGGAACATCAAGCTGCAAGGTTGGATAGTAAGCACTATCAGGATTGCCAATTAGAGAAGCACTAGATGTGTGAGCAGTTGTGATCCTCATGGAACGGTTTTCATAAGCGATAAATGCGCCATACTCATCTTGGCTCTGGAATGAAAGCGTACCATTGATGTTGATCCTACGGAACTCATTAACCTGGAACTCAGCATAGTTCTTGCTGCCATCAAGAAGGACGACACCCTCAAGTGGGATGTTCATGTTAAGGTTAATGGATTCAAAGTTCTGATTATCAACCAGATTATCAAGTCCGGTCTGACCAGAGGATAGTTCCATAGAAACCATATCCCAGACCCAAGGTTTGGATCCAGTAACTTTTGCAAGCCCTTGGATGCCAGCTGTTCTTTCAAACCTGTCAATGGTTCTTGCCATGACATTAAAGGTTGCTGTTACAAGCTGGCCAGCGACATACTGGAATTCAACGCCGTGGATTTGCGCACCTTGGAAGAAGAATGCCGAGCCAGTATCTTTATACACCATCATGGTATATGCTGGCAAGAAGTTCTTTGCATCCGTGGCTGCTTGGATTGGCAAGAACTGATGCTGATAAACTCCAACTGCGCCAAAGTCGCTGGAGTTGGTACCAATTGATCCTGCATCAGTCAGGACTGTTCCACTTGACTGACCAAATACACCTCTCATCCAATGTCCAAGGGCATTAGGATCAGGCTCGATTGTTACATCACCCTGTCCAAAATCAATACCTTTATGGGAAGGCGGGGCATCTTTGTTACCTGTGATGCTACCTTCTTCAAGCTCATTAAGCGTGTGCTCAATGGACTCACTGACAAAGTTGGACCAGGCATCGACGCTCTGCACACTTAAGTAAAGAGAGTCAGACCTAGTGAGACCAATTTGTCCTCCTGTTCCTGATGGCATAATATATCCTCTTTTAAGTTGGCTCTATTGAAACTTCAACACTGAGACCAAAAGTTGCTGCTGCTACGTGACCATTTGCGCCTTCAGGTGTGCCACTTATGAATTTCACTTCTGGACCAATAATTGACGTTTGGATTGATCCTGAAAATAAACTATTGCCCTGTATGACTAGTTGGCATTCTTTTAACAGCCTATCTCTCATCACGGCAGCAACTCTAAACTCTGAAAGATCGAAAGCAACGCAATCTATTTCAAAAGTTAGAATGCCATAATATCCATTAGGGATAGACCTCAATTCAATATTTGCCTGTATCAGTCTTATGTTAAAAAACGGCATATGAGAGAAGGTTGCTTCCCTATCATCTGCCTCAATATAAAAATTGGCAATCTCATCAGTATATGTTCCGCCAGAAACTAATGTCAGCAAGTCTTGGTGGATTTGATTATAATCAATCATCGCCAATCCCTTGCCATGATAATCTTTATGTGCTCATGAACAATTGGTATTGCTTCCTTATTTATTTCAGACTTTGTGGGCCAAACTTCTCTTGCTGGAGTCACAGCTGCTTTCCTTGTCTGGAAAAATGCAAATAAGCCACCAGATGCCTTAGGCACTGCCATTCCTTTGGGAACAGATTTGACTGCAGCTGAACGATAACCCCTATGGTGCATTGTTATATTCCAAGCAGATGACTTGGCATCAAAATAGACTTCTGCCTCAAGTTGGCTCCATCTAGCTTTGATCCTTGGCTTCAACCTAACAAGTGCCTTCCTTCTGCGAGTTCTTGCTTTTGTCCACCGGCTCAATGGGGTGTATGGCCTTCTGCGACCTTGCAGCGTTATTGTAGTGCGGACATAATCTCTCATGTGTCGAGCGATTTTGCCGTTAACAGCAGTCTTATTACGCATGCGGCCTGTCACTCTTTTGACAGCAATACGAAGCCTATGCGTATCTATGGTGACTGCATCAGCCATCACCACTCCTATCATCTTTTGCCTGATCAATTTGATCTTTGTCCACAGCCTGATCAACTGGATTGAGGACAGGGCTGAAAATTGGATGGAAGGTTTGAGTAGAGGACCAAGCCTCTTGATCTCCACTCTGAACTTCGATTGCGAGAGGGAGATTTATTTTACCATCAGCAATCATTTCCAAAGTCTTGATTGACCGGTCATACCGGGGCTGAAAGAAGTCAGGTGTCTCAGGCAGCTTCTCTACAAGCATATTAAAGATTGCCAGGTCAGAAGCAATTTGCGTTAAGATTTGAAACCCTGATGTGACAGGCGTTGCATACCTTCTTGATATGTAAGCATCTATAAGATTTTCAGCATCCGATATGAAAACTGAAGACACATCCAAGGAATCAACCTGGTTTGCTAGACTACCAACCAATGTGTGAATTGGAGAGTATCTACCATAGACATTTTCAATTGTGGCATAGCTCATTGCCAGTACCCACTTGTTCGTTTCTCGAATTGATCACTAAGCGCCTTTTCTCCTAAGTCCAAAGCACTTTCAGGTGTATCAAAGATGCCACCATATGATGCTTCGCTTCCATCGATGTTAATTGTTACTTTCACTTCAAAGCCCCTACCAAGCAGTGCCATTGCATTACTACGGAACTCCAAGACCTTGTTTGCTCCAATTCCACCACCAACTCCAGCGAAGCAAGAAGCATTCTCTTCATAGAACGATATAGCTTCTTCAGCTAATAGTCGAGCCTCAATTACATTTCCATTATTGTTAAAGTGCTGCATCCTGTGGATAATATCTCTTAACCACAAATACTTACCCATTTTCCTTTCAGGGTACACCTCCCGGTCCCATTCAAGGAATGGATAGTTTCTGCCAAACCTTTCCCTGCGAACCAGTTCATTCTTATACCCAACGTGGCCAATATCTACATTTGGGAGGACCATAACAAATCCCGGCCCACCATTGGGGCCAATCTCTGCATGCTCGTGAACCTTACCATAAAATGTGAACCTGCCATCATTCCGATAAAGCCTTGCTGGTTTATCCAACTGAGTTGGCTCACCTCTTGGATCGCAAGTAAAGTGGTGCTGGAATATAGCATAGCTATCGAACGCATTATCTTTCAAGAATAGCTCAATGCAATTTCCAGATAGATATTCATCACAATCTATCCACAAAATCCAATCACCATCTAAGTCCTTGACCGATGCATTCCTAGCATCATCAAACCCAAATTTGCCCACCTCAATTTTTGGAACGTCTCTTATAGTAACATTGCACCAAGGGTGATTGTCTGCCCATGTTTCAACATATTCACGAGTGCGATCTGTAGATGGCCCCAAAGCGATCTGGATTTGCTGAGTATACTGATTTATAGAATTAAGGCAATGAAGAATTTTATCCTCTTCATTTGCTGCAATCATAGCAACAGACATGGTCTGCCTAGCTCTAGCCTCCAAAGCTTTCTCCAAAGGATCAATAGGGTGTGCAGCCACCCTATCAACATCAAATGTCATCAATACGTGCCCAAGGGTTTGGCCAGCAGGATTTTGGCCAGTGACTAGACTGCTTAAGCTACAGCCCTCTTTATCAGCATACATTTCCCTCAGCATCCATTTATTGATATGCCAAATGTGCGCTCTCCATTCCCACTGCGTTGGGTTCTCAGTTAAACCATTCCACTCCCATGGACCTTGCGGGACTGTTAAGATAAGCTTACCGCCAAGCCTGACATGCTGCTCAAGCGCATCTGTTACAATCCATGGCTCTACAACATGCTCCATTACCTCAGCAATAATTACAGCATCAAATTCCTGCGAGAACTCTTCTGGCCAATCATCAGTAGAGCCAACAGCAAAGAAAGCATTGGTGATATCATTATCTTTGGCGAACTGTTTACACAGCCCTATATTTGACTCGACAAAGTCTATGCCATAGAACTTCTTATCAGGAAAGTCCTGAGCAAGCTGAAGAATGATTGGCCCTTCTGCGCAGCCATATTCCAGAATATTATTCGCAGCAGATAGGTTCACCTGGTTGGCAATTTCATTGTACCGGGGAGTGTGGCTGAGTGTGCGGAGTGATTGCCTTTCCGGTACGCCTTTTTCCTCTTCAAACTCATATATCTTCTTGTAGTAGTCAGCAATTGAAATGGTGCCAAACAAGAATGGATAGTTATTCTCAAATTGCTTATCAAGATGCTTAATACCATCTGATTTATCTTCGAGCGTCTTTGAGAAAGCGATAGCTGGAACAATGTCCCCATTATATATCATGGAATGGATGCGAGAATAATCAGAAGGCTTGGCGCACCCCGCCATGTCCTCTACTTCACCAGCAATATCTGACCAATATTTAATGTGGGCCTTTTTACAGTTTGTAACAAGGGTACCATGTTCATGTGGATCATCCCAAAGCCTTCTAACAGTTTGGGCATAGTCTTCAAGGAATTGCTCGCTACCAATATCAGCCCTAGCTGTGTTCATATACTTAGCGCAAAACCCCAATGTCCCCGGTAGAGCGCCAACCTTGGTTGTGATAAAGGGAAGGCCAACTTCAATTGCTTCCTTGGCCAGTATGCAAAATACTTCCTCAAAGTTAGTTGGGTATGCATAAGCCCAGCAACTCTTCATCAGTTGCCGCAGTTCTCTTTGCGTCTTTGGGCCTAAGAGATTGACATTTGGCAGTTCATTGCACCTGTTCCATAGGTGGTTATAGTATTCCATCATGTGCTCAGGATAGTTTTCATAGAAGGTCACATCCAAAGTAAAGTCAGGCAGCTTCTCCATTATGCCACCTTCCTTGACTAGATACTCAAGACCTCTCTCTGGCCGGGCAGAATACAACAAGCTCTTTTCTCTTTTGGGAACATCCAATAGCCCTTTGAATTCGACAATGCCATTATCAAGCACATCAATGCGCTCTTTTGGATAGCCACAAATGCTGTGAATCTGATCTTTGTGATATTCACTAACGGTCCAGACCACATTAAAGTTCCATGAAGCATTCATGAAATCTCCCATTGATCTGTGCGTCATAAGATCATGGCACCACAGGACTGCTTTCTTTGCTTGGTGTGCACAATTAAAGAATTGCGGCGCTCTGCTTACAATAAGCAAATCAACCTCAGTTGATGTAATAAATTGATTGAATTGTTCAATTGCTACCCAGCGGACTCCTATCTCATCTTGGGCACCGCTAACCATTGCATCTTTATGTGGAGGGACAGGAAGGTTGCAGAATATGGTTACAAGGTGGCCTTTGATTCTTAATTCTTTAGCAAGCATCAATGCTGCTGTTTCCGAGCCACCTAGTGAACGATGAGCTAATGTATCAGAAGCAAATGGTAGCCCACCTGCGCAAATGACGATTTCCATGGTATGACCTTTCTAAAAAAATAGGTGGAGACTGACCAAGGCGCTGGCCAATCTCCACCTTCACAGCTGCGATTGCTTGGGCACGCCTACCCAACTGTTATCAGGTTGCTGTGAGAGACGACACGCGAATGGCGAGGTCGTTTGACACAACTTTCTCATCCTGATAGTATGATACCTCAATACCAAAAATCTTCTTCTTGGCATCAAAGGGATAACGCTGAACAGCCATCGGTGTACCAAACAAAGGATTTGTCCAGCGGAATGCCTGCATCCAGGTGTCCGTAAACATGCCTTGCATGGTGTTAATCCGAGCCATCCAAATGTTACCATTGCCATCCCAAACATCTGCCAATGTGCCACCTTGAGGATCAGCCTCGACAGCGGTATTGACTTGAGTCTGTGGCTCCAGAACATTTGAGATGTCCAGAAGGTTTCCGATCTGCTGTGCTGATACAACACCACCGCGATCACCAAACAAGATGTCACGGAATTGATCGTTGATCTTCAGTTTTGACATAACCTTACGCGGGATGATCAGCGTATTAGGCATCAACCCGGTTAAGTCTTTGAAAGCATCACGCCAAGTGATGAGATCGGTGAATGCTGTTCTTCCTGGGCTATTCCAACCACTGGAGGCAAGGAAGATTGTAGCAACATTCGATGAGCTAACCGCAAGGTTAGCCAACCTAACTTCATAGTCCATCAGCAAGCGATCAGCCAAATATTCAGCATTTGACCGGGCCCACTGAAGAACTTGATCAGCATTTACCTCATCCTCGACTGGCCACTCAGCACCCAGTGCATAGTTGGGTGCGAAGTATGAATCGCTTGAGACTGTCATGCTGACCTTCTTAGCTTCCGTTCCCGGTGCTCTAAGGGTCAAGCCAGCTTCATTACGAAACCACTCAAGATGGGCAAATTTGTAATACAGATCACTCTGCTTAGTGACCGGAACAACCGGAAGCAAGCGATCTGCGATGAATCCTTCAGGGCGACGGCCCACCACCAGATTAGATAGCGGAGTGTCGATATGAAGTTCGCGTCCAGTACTAGGTGCTGGCATTGTTCACACTCCTTATGCTTCAGGCATGCCAGCGGCGATGCTGCCACTGACTACGTTATGAAGGACGCTGCGGTTAATGTGCATCGTGCCAATGGCGCCAGATGCTGGAGCAGTAACCATAATGCCCATGATTTGCAGTGGCGGGGTATCACCCGAAGTAACGGCAATAGCCCAGCCACCTGATTTGGTTGTGATGTGATCATTAATGGTGAGAGCTTCACCAGCAATAACCTTTGTCTCACCATCAATCGCCACTGTAGCAGCTTCACCATCAGCAGCAGGAATATTCTGAAGCACACCGTAACCAATCCCGCCACCGGCAAGATCGACTTTGTTTGTGCTCAAAAGTTCCACGATCTTGAATTTATGCGAACTCAGATCGGCATTGGCGGGATGGGTGACACTTGTAATTCGATTATGATAAGCCATGTCACCTAGCTCCTTGCTTCAGAATAGCGCAACCTCAGATCATCGTCCTCAGCGAGAACTTGATCCATAGCGGCAGCATATTCGAGTTTGTCTTTGCCTGAGGTGGCCTGAATGACCTCCTTGACTTTGTAATCAACCTCTTCAGCAGCAGTAGAGAACTCAACACGTTTGTTCTTTCCGCTACCCTGTTCACTAAGGTCGATGACTTTGCCCTGGGCGTCCAAAAATTCTTTGAACATCTCAGGCATGGTTTTCTCCTCACCATCTTCACCAAATTTGACTTTGGTATCAGATGCATTAAGAGCCGCAAGTGCAAAATCTCGCTGCTTTGGAAGAAGCTTGCCGTCTTTGATGGCCGCATCAACAATAGTTGTTGCTTCCTTATCAGCAAATTCCGTCTTAATAGCAGAGATTTCACTCTCAGCTTGCTTGGCACGATCTTCCATAACCTGAAGCTCTTTTGCTGAGTCTTCAAGTTTAGCGGTAAATTGCGCCTCAACATCTGCTACCACTTTGGCATTCGATGCTTCGACAAGCTGATCCAGCTGCTCTTGGGAGAACATAGCAATGTCGTTCTTATCACTACCCTTTTTATCAGGCATAATAATGTCTCCTTCAGCTAGTTGAAAATTTGTAACAGTATTGTTGAATTCTGGGAGAGGTTCACCGCTCTCCATAAGTGCGTTCGCCAAACCTGCTAAATCCTTAACGGCTGGCATTTCAACTCCTAAGAGCGCAACGGCACTTAAGACACGTGAGAACTTTTGGCCCTGATGCTCAACTGCATCCTTTCCCCAAATGATTTCAGCACTCACATTATGAAACCGTTTATCCTTGATCAAATCTATCAAAACGGTAGGTACATCTGAAATGTCAGCGAGCAGTTTCCCACCGCTCTTCCACAGCCTTGTTATCCATCCGAGTGAAGGGATGCCTTTTGTCTGACCAAAAAACCGTTGTGCTTCTTGGTGGCCAAGCTTTAAGTGTGGACGTACCACGTTTGAGTTTTGGAGAAATGTAAAGGCGTTGACTATCTGATCAAGATCGCCATCTTCTACAACGATTGTCCCAGTGGACGCATTATGCGTTCCCACTGAAAATATTTCAAGATTAGAAATGTTCGGCATGATATCACCTTATAGCGTAATATTCACCCTAAAGTAAAGTGAAAGTTTATGGAACCTTCATGTGGCATTTTTCACACAAGCTGTATGGCTTTAAATAGAGACTACCGGGCTCATCAAAGACCGTCCCAACTACACCTTTATTCTCAGCATCAAGACAACAAGT